AGATGCTGAAACTGCTGAGACTATACTCAATGAAGTTTCACGAAGTATTCAAGCTCAAGGCTGGAACTTCAACACCGAACCTGACTACACCATCATTGCTGACTCCGATGGTAATGTAGTCCTACCTAGTAATGTACTAAGAGCAGACTTAGCTGATTCACAGACTAAGTTTAGAAGCTCTAAGAATGAGTACATTCAAAGAGGTAATAAAATATACGACAAACGACAACATACGTTTAACATAGGTAAAGACCTTAAGTTAGATATAGTTGTCTTATTAGATTTTACGGACTTGCCTGAAGTGGCGAGACGATACATCACTGTTAAATCAGCCCGCCTCTTTCAAGAGAGAGTTGTAGGGAGTGATACCCTATCCGCTATGAACAGGAATGACGAACAAGAAGCCTTGTTTGCCCTGAGAGAGCTGGAAGGGGACAACGGTGATTATAACATATTTGACGATTACGGCACAGCCAGTGTCCTTGATCGTTCTATTGGAACAAAGGTGATACGAAATGGGTCTAGTTTCTAAGAGCATACCTAACCTCATTAACGGGGTTAGCCAACAGCCCGCAGCTCTACGATTAGAGAGTCAGGGAGAAGTACAGGAAAACGGTTTCTCAGATGTGGTTGATGGTCTTAAGAAGCGTCCACCTACAAAGTTTGAAAACAAGTTAAGATCGGGAAACCCTATTAGCGGCACACATTTAACTGAAACAGAGCTGTCTACAGCTTTCTTCCACACATACAAAAGAAGTGATGAAGAACAATACCAAGTTGTTATGACTTCTGTCCCTGTGGCTGGTTATACAGCCCCAGTTACACATTCAACAACAGGAACACACTCTTCATTTTCACCCCTTGGTGGTTCAGCATACCCCAGAGTAATGCTTGTAACATCCCCTTCCGCTGGTACTGCTAGTCAAGCAGCACAGACAGTAGAGATAAATATCACATCCTTACCGACAGGAGGTGGGACGTTTTATCAGATAGGTAGAACAAATGCTAATGGTCAGTGGTTTTTCTCTGGTGCTATTGCTCTTACACTGGGTCTCAATACTATATCAGTCCCTGCTGTAAGTTTTAACCGAGCCTTTAACATTAAAGTGTCAAGCACAGATATTCATTTTTCCAGTTTAAAAATTAATAACACCTTTGCATACCAAGCCCCTGCCCCTGATCTTTCAGGATCACACACTAAAAAGATATACGTGTATGACATTAAGGGTAACTTGCGGTATGAATCGGGTGTAGCTAGTTGGAACGAAGACGGTATTCAGATAGCACCTAACACCGACAACATAGATTACCTACCAAACGATCTTAAAGAAGTAGCTACAACCTCTGTTGCTGATGCTACGTTCATTGTTAATAAAGAAAAGACAGTAGCAATGTCAGAGGTTAAAGACCCACAGAGTGATCTGCACCAAGCATTAGTCTATCTTAAAAGTGTTAACTACGGTAGAAACTATACCATTACAGGAAAGCCAAAAAACGGTTCTTCAACCTTCACTGCTGCGGAAGAGACAGACGAAGCGTTGACTATACAAAGCGGAGCCGATGAGGGGCTTTCAAACAATAGTAAGCTTCAAGTTAGTGCAGTAGTTGGTTCAGGGTCTAATAACTTACGTGATGATATTAGGGGATCTCTAGGCACTCCCACTGTAGATTATCTTCCTCAAGTTGGACTGAACCAGTCTAAAACCTATTCTTCTGATCTTGATTTAACAAATGTTAACGCATCAACTACGAATATAACTAATAATAACATTAAAGTTAGTGTAGGGGGGCAAGCAGTTCCTTACGATTCTACAGGATCTCTAGGATGGAGACGTATAAGTAGCGTCAAGATACGCCTACCAGATTATGTACTATATTTTAGTCCTCCAAACCCTTATCAACCACAGGGTAGATGGAGCAGAGAGGTTGCTGAAGTTAGGGAAATTACAACCAGTGATGATGGTTGGATAGAACCACAAACTTATAATAAAGAGCCTTACTTTATAATTAACACAACACCTGACGGAGTTATAGGTGACTTTGATATTATTGTTACCGATGATGACGGTGGTGTTAATCTTAAAGCTTTTAAAGGTAACGCTAAGTCCTTCACAGATTTACCTAACCAATGTAAACAAGGTTTCAGGTTAGGTGTTGTAGGGGATAATCAGAAGAAAGAAGATGACTTCCACGTTGTCTTTACAGGTGAAGCTGGTTCAGGTTACTGGAAAGAAACAGTAGCTTACAACCTGCTTAATTATTTCGACCTTACTACGATGCCCCACACGCTGCGTCAGAACGATGATTTAAGCTTTACCTTTGGTTATGGTTCAGACAATGATGGTGTAACTTGGCATCATCGTAAGGCTGGTGATGATAACACCAACCCTGCTCCTAGTTTTGTAGGTCAAAAGATTTCAGACATCTTCTTCCACAGAAACCGCTTAGGTGTTCTTGCAGGAGAGAATGTAATCTTTAGTGAAGCAAGTGGCTACTTAAACTTCTGGCGTACAACAGTACGTACACTACTTGACTCTGATCCTATTGATGTAGCAGTCAGCCAGAACGAAGTATCGGAACTTAAAGCTGCTGTACCTATTCAAGATAACTTACTACTGTTCTCTAACCTTAACCAGTTTACTCTATCTGCTTCCCAGTTATTAACACCAGCGGAAGTAACGGTAGATCAATCTACTAAGTATGAGTGTGACCTCACAGCCCCTCCTGTTGGTGCTGGTAACAGTGTATTCTTTGCTACTAAATCAGGTGGCTATGCAGGAGTACGAGAGTTCTTCACAAGAGATGAGACAGAAATTAAAGATGCAGTAGAGATTACCTCTCATGTTCCCTCTTATATTCAAGGAGGCATACGAGATATACAAGCATCCTCGAATAAAGATATGCTTATAATCTTAAGTGACACCAACAAGAATGAGTGTTACGTTTACAAGTGGTACAACTCATCCCAAGAAAGATTACAAAGCTCTTGGTCTAAATGGTCATTCCACAATGGTAAAGTAGCCTCTGGTAATCTTATTCCTAAAAACATAGCTAGTGTGGCTTTTAATAACGCTGACCTCTTCTTTACTTTTGAAGATGGTAGCTATGAAAAGATGGAACTGTCTGAACTTGTTTCCCCAGTATTACTGGATAATCAGCTTACGGTTGTACCAATTGATGCTACCTACACTGCCTTACCTACTAATGTTGCCGCCCACCTAACAAATAGAATGGTGGTTATTACAGAGGAAGGTATAAACTTAGGTCTAGCGCAAGACGCAGCCAACCTTAATAAAATACTAAACAGCTTAAACGACAGTAAGACTCTTATCTTTGGCGAACCTTACACATTTAAGTATCAACTATCTGAGCAAGTCTTTAAGCCTGTTCAGGGTGATTCTACTAAGTTAGCTAGATTCCAGTTACGTAAACTTGCCTTTAACTACAGTAATACAGGTACTTTTAAAGTTACTGTTGATTCTGTAGGTAGAGACCCAACAGTGTCTACATTTACTGGACGCTTGTTAGGACAAGAAGATAACATACTTGGAACAGCTACGGTTGTACCAGAGGGTTCGTTCCCTGTAGGTATACAATCACAAGCAGATAAAACAAACATTACAATAACCAATGACACACACCTACCCAGCACTTTTCAAAGCGCAGAGTGGGAAGGATTTGTCACACTACGAAACAAGAGACTCTAATTATGACGCACCACTACAGACCCGCAAGATTTGAAGATTGCCGAGACATGGCAGAACGTATGAGAGAACAGGACGCTAAAGAGGTTATGGCTAGTAACGGATTAGACCCACTGAGGTCTTTACAGGCTAGTTTCAAAGCCTCAGCTGAATGCCATACGATTATACATGAAGACGGTAGTATTGTGGGTATGTTTGGTGTGGCTAATTGTGAAGTTTTTGGTAGCCCTTGGTTACTGGGGACAGATAAATTAATAGACACTAGGGCAGAGTTTATACCACAGGCACAACAGTGGGTAGAGAAAATTAACAACGACTACCCACTCTTGCTTAACTTCGTACACGCTGAAAACACAGTGTCGAAGAGATGGCTTAAATCACTAGGTTTTGAGTTTATTAAATTAATAAGTGATTATGGTGTAGGAAGAGAACCTTTCTACCAATTTGTGAGGATAAAGAAGAATGTGTAATCCAATAGCAGCGATAGGAACAATATTAAAAGGCGGTGCTACAGCTTCAGCGGTTGCTGGTTCTGCGGCAGCGGCAGCTAATGTTGCAGCAGCTACAGCCACACTAGGACAGTTTGCATCAATAGGTTCTGGTGTTATGGGTGTTGCAGGAGCGGCACAACAGCATAAAATGCAGCAAGCTCAGTTTAAAGCAAACCAACAAAACGCACTACAGGCGCAGACGGATGAACAGCGTCAGGTAAACCTTCAACAAGCACAAGAAGACACAAGTGCTGCGGAACAAAAAATAGCAAATGATTTAGCTGTAAGAGAGCAAGTTGCTAGAGCTACCGCAGCTGAGTCAGAAACTGGTGTTATGTTAAATAACAACGCAGTAGTTCAAGATATGCAAAGACAGGGTTTGGTAGCAAACACAACCATTGATCGAAACCTAGAAGGAACATTTGCTAATTTAGAAGAGCAGCGACTAGGGTCGAAAACTAGAACACAGTCTAGGATAAACTCTGTTTCAAGACCTAGTAAAACTGCAACAGGTATTAAAATAGGTCAATCAGTCTTAGGGGCAGCCCAAGGCTATAGTCAATTTTCATAGGAATGTATAATGGCAACCTCAATAGATAAGTCAGTCAACTGGCGTAAGACTGTGGTCTCACCTGAATACAAAGTGACAGCGCAAACCGTAGATACGTTTGTCCGAGGAGAAACGAATCCTAAAGGTATGCAAGTAGCTAGAGCGTTAGAATCAGCTGCTGGTACTTTATCTAATTTTAGTGGGGAAATGTCTAGGAGACAATCAGCGATTGAAAGACAGATAAGTGCTGAAGAAAAAGCTAGACTAGCTCAGGAAGAAGCCAGAGATAAAATGAGAGCAGATAATTTGTCTGCTAGTTGGAAAGAACAAATAAAGATAGATTTAGAAAGCGCAGACCTACTCGAATATAGAGATGATAAGGGAGTGATGCAACCACACACACAGCAAACTTGGTTTGAACAATGGAAGCAAGCTAACCCAACATTCCAACAAGGTATCGAAGGACTGACCACAGAAGCTGGTCGGTTGAAGTTTGGTGTAGAGATAGGTGATGCCCTTGGAACTAACTTTGACATATTCCAAAACACCCAACAACAAAACCAAGATGCACAGTTAATTAGCAACAACATCTTAGCGAAAAGTCAGGCTGCTGACGTTAGAAAGTTTTCTTCTAGTTCTGTTGAGTGGGCTAACTTTGTACGCAATATGGAAGAAAGCATGGGTACGTTTGGTTACAACAGTAATCAGTCA